ATCTTGTTCTTCCAGCGAATACGGCACCAGTTGCTGCAACTCTTACTGCTTTTACATCTGATTTCATATTTTGTTTCTCCGTTAAAATTTTATGTGGGGCCAAAGCCCCACACTAATTATTTATTACGCTATTGTTGCACCCTGAACTGAAGTTGCAACCCAACCAATGGCGCTGTTCCAAACTAAAGTAACTGATTCAGCTACCGCATCGAAAGCAATTGTTGTTCCACTAGCAAAAGTAGCTGGAGTAACTGTTGCAGTTCCACCACCATCAACAATCATGTTAATGATTTTAACTTGTCCTGAAGTAGTTCCGTCAGCTAAAGTTACTGCTGCAGCACCTGCTCCTGTAGTAAGTTCTGTTACTAAGTTAGTAAGGTCAGCAGCTCCAGCACCTGATAGTTCTTGAACACCACCAGTGATAGTTGCTCCGTAAGTAGCACCTACTGTGACAGCACCTGTAGTTGCGTTTTTTGTTATTTGTTCAAAACCGTTTTCTGATCGTACCGGTCCTGAAAATGTAGTATTTGCCATAATTATATCCTCCTAGTTTCCGAACATAGTCTCTAGGCCGTCGACTATACGCGTCTATGTTCTAATTAAATTGTATAGTGATTAATTTATATACTAGATTTGTATAGAGTGCAAGAGATCCCTAGGAATGATTGACGTTTTCAATAATGTCTAAGTTCTAATTAACCAGCGAAAAGGTGAATTTCACCATCTCTAGGATTATTATGAACCTGTGCTTCTTGTTCTCTGATGATTGATCTAATTACTCTTTTGATCTCATCACCTAGAACAGACATTTCTGGTGTTATTTGTCCTTTGTTTTCAAGAAACAACTCGTTCCATCTAGACTCGAGTTTCAGTTTCTTTGCGAACAATACCATGTTGTCCTGAGCCATTTGTAACCTCCTCATAGGTTATGTAAAAATCATTTCCAGTGCTTGTAAACTGGAGATCATTTCTTTCCCATTTTATATCAGATTTTCCTAGAAAGTCAATGATATGAGGATTGAGCTCATTTGCATCATTTATTTCTTTATCGCTTTCGATTTCAAACTTTGTTTGAAGATGTTTTGTAAAAATTTTAACTAAGTATTTATTCATGGTTTTTTCTTTCTATATTTCAAATGAGGCGGGATTGTGTCCCGCCTCAAATTTATTAATTATTATGCACCTGGTGATGCAAAAATACCTCTAAAGTCAGATACACCAAATGAGTATCTTTCTCTAGCTTTGTATCTTACGTTACCAGTATCGAAGTCGCCTTCCATTGCAGTTTTGATAGGTGATCTATCAAACATCTTCATACCGTTAGGCACGTCAGTGATAATGTAGAATGCATCTGGATCAGTTAAGAAATTGTTCACTCTGTAACCTTGAGGAACCATTCCCATAGAAACGATTGCATTGATGTCATTATCAGCAGTACCAACTCTACCTTGAGACTTCATAAGTCTTTCAGCAGTGAACTGAAGTTCAGAAGGGATAATCATTTTAACACCTCTTGCAGCAATTTTAAGACCTCTTTCGTCTGTCATTGCAGCAATATCGATTAATGATTGCTCTAATGAAGTTTCGTTCAAGTCGGCAGGCGTTGCTAATGTGTTTGATACAGTTCCACTAATTGTTGGGTGATTAGTTGCAAATAATGCAGTACCATCACCTGAAGTGAATGTTCCAAAACCATTAATCAACGGATTAACCGCTTTAACTTGTTTTGTGTTCGCCATAGATCTAGCTAATGCTTTAGTATATCTACTAGCAAGTCTGTCATACAAGTTATCTTCAATCGCTTCTTCAGTGATTGAAAATGCTAAAGCTACAGTCTCGTGAGTGTATCTTGCAGTGTAAGTTTCTTGAGCATTGTCAAAAACCACACCAGAACCCTCTGCTTTTGTCTGTGCTTGAGCAAAACCTGATAACATAACTTCTTCTTCAAACGCTCTGTCTGAAGACTCAGTAGTGTATATTTCAGCATGCTGATTCTCGTAACGTTTATATTCCAGACCGAATAAAGCATTCAAACCTGGCTCTAGTTCTTTAACTAGTTGTCCTCTAGATATCGCCATAATTATCCTCCTATTATATTCCGGCTGTTTGTTTCAAAAAGTGTTCGTTGATAGTAACGACTACATTCGCATTAGCTGCGCCTAATTCGTTATTATCAGGATCTTTTGAAACACCTATTATTTTTAACTGAGCTGCAGTTGCTGCCATAGTTCCTGAAATTTCTGTTTTAGAAATATAATCAGGTGAAGAGCCTGCAGTGTACGCGATGTCAGCACATAAACCGATATCTGCAGCGGCTACTGTACCAGCACTTTGTACTTCAAATCTTTCGTATGGATCATCAGAGATGAAACCTACTATATCAGTAGCTGTGTTACTAGCTTCTAAGTGATTTGCCCATGTTGGTTTACTTGTTGATGCGTCAGTATAGAAAACACCATTTAGTGATCCGATTAAAACATCACCTGCTGCGGCTACACCAATTGTACCAGTTGCTAACATTTCAACTGGATCCCATTGATAAATAGCTGTTGCAGAAGCTGCAATGCTGTACTCAGATAAACCTTGATTGTCTCTATTCTGTCCGACTTTACCTATTGCTTTCAAACCGAAAGCGGCGTCTTTATTTGCCATAGTATTTGTCCTCCTTAGACATTGTTAAGTTTATCCAGTGGTCTAGTAATAGTTAAAAAATTAACTTTTCTTTGAGCCACCGAAGGTTACACGAGTCTGTCTATCAATATTGATAGGCATACTTGGATGCTGTTCCTTCATTAAATCGTTGTCAACTGCTTCAACATTGTCCTGAGCTTGTTTTGTATAATAGTCAGTACGTTGTTGTGCGATTTCTTCCGGTACCCTTGCCAGCACAAGGCCACCAACTCCGATCACTCCCTTATATTTACCGTCTTCCACTTGTGGATAATCAGAATCTGGATATTCATCAGATCTAACTAATTCGTATCCCGATCTTATTCTTCCAGCGACATTCTTAGTGTCGTGAAATCCTAAGGTTTCTGCTCTAATCCATCGATGTGTAAATCCTGCCGGTGCAGGGGGTGCATCTAAACTTGATGGTGGAGACCAAACTTTTTTTTGAGCTGTTTTTTCTCTAGTTTGACTCGCACGCGAGGTTCTTTTGTCATTATTATTTTCCATATGCTTATACCTCCTTCGTGATATTTAATTGTTTCGCATATTCTTCTAGCGGCACTCCTAATTTTTTAGCTATTGCTACTTGTGATGAAGTGAGTCTCACAGTTTTGCGACCAGATTTAGTACTTCTTTTTGCAGATGCAACTGTCTGTACAGGTTTAGCCGTTTCCACCTTTTGTTCATTATTAACAAATTTGTGGGGAAATTCAAGTCTTATTCTTCTATCTATTTCAGAATAATACTCATCAGATTGAGGATCAAAACCTTCCTCTTCTGTTAGTTTTTTATGTAAATCAAAAGCAGTGTAGGTCATAGCGCTATCTCTACCAAACCATGTGTTTTTCTCTGCCCATAATGAAGCTTTAGGATCAGGTGTTCCTTGTGCTACTTCTTGTCTATTTAAATTAACTTGAGGTTTTTCAACTTCAGTTTCTTTAAGTTTACTTTCCTGTTCTTGATTTGCTTTAGCTTCTAAAAATCTAGCTTGTTTATAACCTAGTTCAGAAATCATAGTCTGAGCTTCTACTTCAGCGTTTATGTCTCCTGCTTCTCTAGCAGCAGCTAATCTTGCTTTTGCAGACTCTAGGCCAGATACAATAGATTCTTCTGTAGACTTTAAAAATCCAGGTTCTAACTTTGAAAGTTTTTCGTCAGCTTTTCTCTTGTCCAACATAACTCTTTCAGCATAAGTTAAAGCCTCTTCTTTTTGTCTCTCAGCTTCTCTCCATTTTTTAGTAAGCTTTGCTATTCTTTTTTGAACACCTTCAGAATATTGTTTTAATTCATCTTCTTCTTTTGGTGCTTCTGTTTCTTTAGCTTCAACTTTTTCAGATTCAGTTTCTGTTTGAGCATTTTCTTCTACAACAGGTCTTACAGTCAGTTCTTCTTTTACTTCTGGCTGTTCGATTTCTGTTTGATCTTTTTCTTCAGCGATATCAACATCCATTGATGGACCAGTTGTATCTATATCTACTGTTTTATTTTCTTCTTGTTGCATAGTTTCCTCCTATGTGATTAATATTGATGAAGTATATCTTCAGGGTTATCGATGGTTGCTAAAACTTCATCGTCATTTAGCAATCTTACTTCCCCACCATCTATTTGGATTCTTGATCCAGCGTATTTTGCAAAAATTACCCAGTCGCCTTTTTTACACCAAGCTCCTTCAGGAAATTTTTCTTTGTCATAACAGTGTGGTCCCATAGCAAGAACTAATCCACAAGTAGAACCTACTTGTTGTCTCTCTAATGTATCTTGTCCAAGGTATAATCCACCTTTAGTTTTTTCTGGCATTTTAAATGGCAGAACAACTAATCTCCAACCAGTTGGTTGAGGTAATTTATTTGATTCTTTTTTCTTTAAACGTTCATAACCATCAACTTCTTTTTGATGATCGTCTTTGTATTTATCTAATAGTGCCGATTTAACTTTCGGTTCTTCCGAAGTCGACGACGTTTTCTGGTCTTTCAGTATCATTTTTTTCCTCCTTAGGATTTAGCAGGTTTGATATTTCCTGTGATATTCTTAAATAAGCATGTGCTTGTCCCATCATATACTTGTATTTTTCCATATTGTCAACACCTCCACCAATCATATTGTCTCCAATAGATTGATATTGTTCTTTGAGCAGTCTTTGTATTTTATTTAATATTACTAGTTCTTCGTTTAACATTTTTCTTTCTCCTTTTGTTTAATAATTTTACTCTTGTATGCCAACACCATTCTGTCATTTTGATAATATAAGTTTCTACAAAAGAAACTACATTATCTAAAAACCCACAAAATCTATATATTAATCTATCTAACATTTCCAACGTCTTCTGGCTTGTCTAATTCTAGAATTTGGATCATTTCTAGTTTTAGCAGAAGATCGTTTAAGT